CTTTTTTGGGGGGGGTGGACATACCATGCTAAACATAGGCGATAAAGTAATGGTTCCCCGCACTGGCGGTGGAGAGTCACCGGGGGAGATCATTGAGCTTTATACAACTCATGCCCGGGTCATGTTTGCAGTCGGGGATACATATAACGGCAACCCGGTTCCGGACAAATTCCGGGGGTGTAACGGATACAAGACCATTAGACAGGATTTATTAAAACCAATTAAGGAGGACTAATATGTCAATTAAGATAAACAAGCTCGAAATCGAAAATGTAAAGCGAGTAAAGGCAGTCAAGATCGAGCCGACTGCTAGCGGCCTCACAGTTGTTGGCGGCAAAAATAACCAAGGTAAGACCAGTGTTTTGGACTCTATTGCCTGGGTGCTGGGCGGTAATAGCTTTAAACCGTCAGATCCTGCCCGGGAAGGTTCAGTTATCCCGCCCAACATACACCTGGTTATGAGCAACGGTCTGGTGGTTGAGCGCAAGGGCAAAAACTCAGACCTGAAGGTTCTTGACCCCTCTGGCCGCAAGGGTGGTCAGCAACTGCTAAATGAGTTCGTAGAGCAGCTGGCCCTGGACCTGCCTAAATTCATGCAAGCTAGCAACAAAGAAAAGGCTAGCACTCTACTGCAGATTATCGGCGTAGGGGACAAGTTGTATGAGCTGGAACGGCAGGAGCAGGAACTGTATAACCAGCGTCATGCCATAGGCCAGATCGCGGACCAGAAAAAGAAGTTTGCAGCTGAAATGACCTACTACCCGGATGCACCAAAGGAACCTATATCTGCATCAGACCTAATCAAACAGCAACAGGACATTCTGGCCAGGAACGGAGAGAACCAGCGGAAACGGCAGAACCTTGCGAAATACCAAACAGAGGTTGAGCAGTTGATGCGGCAGATGCAGGAACTGGCCATTAAGCTAGAAGAAGCCAAAAAAACCCGGGATATTGCTGCTACTTCTGCCCTTGACCTACACGATGAGTCCACTGCTGAGCTGGAAGCTAGCATCAACAACATTGAGGAAATCAACGTCAAGGTCCGGGCCAATCTGGACAAAGATAAGGCTGAAGAAGATTCCCGGGAATACAGCACTCAATATGATACTCTGACTACCCAAATCAATAAAGTCAGAGACAGCAAGATTGCTCTGCTGGCTGGCGCTGACCTGCCCTTGCCCGGGTTGTCAGTAGTAGATGGTGAGCTGACTTATAACAGCCGTAAATGGGATGGAATGAGCGGATCTGACCAACTGAAGGTAGCAGTGGCTATTGTCCGGAAGCTCAAGCCACAGTGTGGTTTCGTGCTTATGGATAAGTTGGAGCAGATGGACCTGGATACCCTTCAGGAATTCGGGCAGTGGCTGGAAGCTGAGGGCCTTCAGGCGATAGCTACCCGGGTAAGCACAGGGGAAGAGTGTAGCATTATTATCGAGGATGGATATGTGGTAGGCGCGGAACACCCCAATATGACTGGCGGGCCAGAAATTCAAGCAGCCCCTGCTTGGAAAGTGGGTGAGTTTTAAATGCAGATATCACGAGGAATTGTCCAGGGAGCCCAGAAGGTGGTTGCTTACGGACCTGAGGGCATAGGCAAAAGTTACTTTGCAAGTAAGTTCCCTAATCCTGTATTCAGCGATACTGAGGGCAGCACTAAGCACATGGACGTGGCCAGGCTGCCTAAAGCCTCCAGCTGGACCATGTTGATTGAACAAGCTAAATACATCAGGTCTAATCCATCTATTTGTGATACTTACATAGTTGATACATTTGACTGGGCTGAACGGCTCTGCATGGAAGAACTTTGTGCTAAGTCTCAAAAGACGGGTATTGAGGATTTCGGATATGGCAGAGGTTATACTTACCTGGCTGAAGAGATTGGCCGGTACCTGAATCTGCTGACTGAATTGATTGACCTGGGTATTAATGTAGTAATCGTGGCTCATGCTCAGATGCGTAAATTCGAGCAGCCTGATGAAATGGGTGCATATGACAGATGGGAAATGAAGCTGCAGAAGAAGGTCTATCCACTGGTAAAGGAATGGGCTGATATGGTCCTGTTCATGAACTACAAAACCTATGTGATCAATGTGGATGGCCAGGGAGCTGAAAAGGGCACCAATAAGGCCCAGGGTGGTAAGCGAATCATGTACACTACCCATCATCCTTGCTGGGATGCAAAAAATAGGCACGACCTACTGCCGGAAATCCCACTTGATTATGACGAAATTAAGCACTGTATTCCTGCCCGGGATAATAGGGTTGTGGCACCAGTTAAGGCACCTGATCCGGTACCGGAAACACCAAAGCCTAAGCAACCAAAAACAGAGACCTGGAATGATGTAGGGACTGAAATAAAAAATCAGGCTCAGCTAGAGAGTATCAAGCAAGAGCGTAATAAATCGGAATTACCAGGTGTCCCGAAGGCCCTAGCTGACTTGATGAAGCCGGATGAAGTGACGGTTGAGGAAATCCAGGCGGTAGTAGCCAAAAAGGGTTATTACCCTGCATATACTCCAATAGATAAATATGACCCCCAGTTTATAGCGGGGGTATTAGTAGGTGCCTGGCCACAGGTGTTAGCCATGATCCAAAGCACCCGTGAAGAAGAAATACCATTTTAAGGAGGATTTATATATATGAATAACGATGTTGAAAGAGAACTGGGATGGGATGATGCAATAGAGAACGATAGTCCAGAGTTTGTGACTTTATCTGAAGGTGATTATGATTTTGAGGTAATTGAATTCGAACGTGGCCGACATCCAGGCAGCGATAAACTTCCACCTTGCAATAAAGCTGTGGTCCACATAAAAATCGAGGGCAAGGAAGGCGTTACAATTATCAAGCATCAATTATTTTTGCATACCAAGACTGAAGGTCTTCTATGCGCTTTCTTTACCGGGATTGGCCAGCGGCAGAAGGGGCAGCGCGTGACAATGGATTGGCTCCAAGTAGTAGGCAGTAAAGGCCGGTGCAAAGTTGGTATCCGCAAATGGACAAACGATGATGGTAAAGAATTCACCAGTAATGAAATCAAGAAATTCTATGAACCGGAAGCCCAGCAGACTATGTTTAAACCGGGGACGTTTTAGTTATGGCTATGGAACTCAGAAAGTATCAGGAAGAAGCCAAGGCGGCCATACAAGCTGAATGGGCCAGGGGTATTAAAAAGACCCTCATGGTCCTGCCAACAGGTACAGGCAAGACTATAGTGTTCAGCAAGCTCGGGGAAGATTGCGTCCGTGACGGTGAGCGGGTTTTGATACTTGCTCACCGTGGGGAGCTGCTGGATCAGGCTGCCGACAAGTTGAGCCAGGCTACCGGCCTGGGCTGTGCAGTTGAAAAAGCAGAGGATACATGCCTGGGAAGTTGGTACCGGGTGGTAGTCGGGTCAGTGCAATCACTTATGCGAGAAAAACGGCTGACTCAATTTCCTACTGATTTTTTTAATACCATCATCGTAGACGAAGCTCACCATTGTATCAGTGACAGCTATCAGCGAGTCTTAAATTACTTTGACCAGGCTAAGGTGCTCGGGGTTACAGCAACACCAGATCGTGGAGATATGCGGAACTTGGGGCAGTATTTTGAGTCCCTAGCCTATGAATATACCCTGCCCAAAGCTATAAAGGATGGGTACCTATGCAAGATCAAAGCACAGACTATCCCGCTTAAATTAGACCTGACAGGCGTGGGTATGCAAGCCGGAGACTTTAAGACTGCTGATCTGGGGACCGCACTGGACCCATACCTACATCAGATCGCTGATGAAATGACCAAAGTATGTTTTGACCGCAAGACTGTAGTATTCCTGCCACTGATTAAGACTAGCCAGAAGTTCCGAGACATATTAGAGTCCAGGGGCTTCCAGGCTGCAGAAGTAAACGGAGACAGTAAGGACCGGGCTGAGGTGCTGGCAGACTTTGAGGCTGGCAAGTATGATGTGCTGTGTAATTCCATGCTCTTAACAGAGGGCTGGGACTGCCCGGCAGTAGACTGCATTGTAGTGCTTAGGCCGACTAAGATACGCAGCTTATACTGCCAGATGGTTGGCCGCGGGACCCGGCTCCACCCCGGCAAAGATGATTTATTGTTACTGGACTTTCTATGGCACACTACCAGGCATGAGCTCTGTCATCCTGCCCACCTGATATGCACTTCTCCGGAAGTGGCTGACAAAATGACCGAGAATATTGAAGCCGCCGGCTGCCCGGTTGACATTGAAGCAGCTGAAGAAAAGGCAGCCAGTGATGTAGTGGCTGCCCGGGAAGAAGCCCTGGCTAAGCAGCTCCGGGAAATGCGGAATCGGAAACGCAAACTGGTGGATCCGTTGCAATTTGAAATGTCAATCCAAGCGGAAGACCTGGCCGGATATACCCCGGCCTTCGGATGGGAGTGTGGCCCCCCTTCTGACAAGCAGATCCAGACTCTTGAGAAGTTGGGCATATTCCCTGATCAGATTGAATCTGCCGGCAAGGCTGCAAAGATACTGGATAAGCTTAGCATCAGGCGAATGGAGGGGCTTACCACACCTAAGCAAATCCGGTTCCTGGAGTCCAGGGGCTTCCGGCACGTAGGTACCTGGCAGTTTGATCACGCAAAAAAACTGATTGACCGGATCGCGGGGAACGGTTGGAAGGTGCCGCGGGATATTAATCCACATGAGTATAAGGGGGTGTGAAAAAGTGAATTCTGACAAAATTATTTTAGATTTATGTGGTGGTACAGGATCATGGAGCAGGCCTTATGTAGATGCTGGATATGACGTAAGGGTGATCACATTACCAGAATATGACGTTCGGACATATAAACCTCCTGAATTTGTTTATGGAATTTTAGCAGCTCCTCCATGCACTGAATTTAGTGTACTAAATTGTGTAGCTGCTCCCAGGGAACGAAATGAACAAGTAGGGTTAGAAATAGTAGAAGCTTGTTTAAACATAATAGATTCATGCACTTTAAATGGTTTTTGGGCTTTAGAAAATCCTAGAGGTTTTTTAAGGAAGGCAATTAAACCATATTTCAACAGGCCACCTAAGTTAACATTTCAGCCCTGGGAGTATGGTGACCCATGGACAAAGGCTACTGATATTTGGGGAAATTTTAAAATACCTCCAAAGCTATATGTCGATTGGGATAGCGTGCCAAACAAATTGCCTCTATATACTAGGCCAAACAGGGGAAAACCGAATTTCGCATATCTTCACAAATCGGCCATAAAAGATATACCGCAACTTGCTTGGACTAATCCACAAACGGATGCCGATTTTAGAGCGATTACGCCACCAGGGTTTGCACAGGCGTTTTTTGAGGTGAATAAATAATGCCACAACTAACAGAATTAGAATTACTAGATCACATAGACCCCTCCCGGCTTGACTACCAAGACTGGATCAATGTCGGAATGTGCCTCAAGGACGCTGGCTACACTGCAGCAGATTGGGAACAATGGAGTAAACGGGACAATGCCCGTTATCATCCGGGAGAATGTTTTCGGAAATGGGACAGCTTCCACGGCTCCCCTAACCCGGTTACAGCGGGGACCCTGGTGGCCCTGGCGAAAGACCAGGGTTGGGTACCAGAACGGAAAGAATCCGGCCCTGGATACGAGCTGGAATGGGATGCAATTATCGGCGGAAAAGAAGACTTAGTTGTTATCGACAAAAACTGGGTTGAAGGACAGGAAGTCATAGAGCCTGAAACCTGGGATCCGGTAGAGCATCTAACCAAATATCTCTCTATCCTATTTGAAGCCTCGGAAAATGTTGGTTATGTTTGCGACAGCTGGGAGAAAGATGGTCGGTATCTGCCAACCAAGGGATGCTGTGACCGGTCTGCCGGGGAACTTATACAGCAACTTAACCAATGCCAGGGTGACATTGGCAGCGTCCTGGGAGACTACAAGCCGGAAGTCGGTGCCTGGATCCGCTTCAACCCTTTGGATGGACAAGGCGTTAAAAATGAGAATGTAACTGATTACCGTTTTGCCCTGGTAGAATCAGACGATATGCCTATAGACCAGCAACACGCAATAATACGGGAACTTGAGCTGCCGGTGGCCTGCCTGGTGCATAGTGGCAAAAAAAGCTTACATGCCATCGTTAAAATTGAAGCTGGAAATTATGAGGAATACAGAAAACGGGTTGATTATCTTTATAATGTCTGCCGTAAGAACGGATTAAAGGTAGACAGCCAGAACCGGAATCCTTCAAGGCTGAGCCGGATGCCCGGGGTAATGAGGAATAACCAGAAACAGTTCCTGGTCGATACCAATATTGGCAAAGAAAACTGGCGGGAATGGCAAGAGTGGATCGAGGGTATTAATGACGATCTGCCAGAGCCTGAATCCATGGCCAGTGTGTGGGATAACCTGCCTGACCTGTCACCACCTCTAATCCATAACGTACTCCGGCAGGGGCATAAATTACTCCTGGCCGGGCCCAGTAAAGCCGGGAAATCATTTGCCCTGATAGAGCTTTCCTGTGCCATTGCTGAGGGAAAGAAATGGTTGGATTGGCAGTGCGCCCAGGGCAAGATTATGTACGTCAATCTCGAGCTAGATCGGGCTAGTTGCCTGCATCGTTTTAAGGATGTATACCAGGCCCTGGGATGGGAGCCCAACAACCTAAACAATATCGATATTTGGAACCTGCGCGGGAAGTCGGTACCCATGGATAAGCTGGCGCCGAAACTCATCCGGAGAGCCCAGAAGAAAAATTATATCGCTATCATCATAGACCCTATTTATAAGGTTATTACCGGTGATGAGAACAGCGCTGATCAGATGGCCAACTTCTGTAATCAGTTCGACCGGGTATGTACGGAGTTGGGGGCAGCTGTTATTTACTGCCATCATCATAGTAAGGGTACCCAGGGGCAAAAACGGAGCATGGACCGGGCCAGCGGCTCCGGAGTGTTTGCCCGGGATCCGGACGTACTCCTTGACCTGATTGAACTGGATTTGACTGAGGACCTGTTGAAACAAGAGGAAAACAAGGCGGTTTGTGCGGTCTGTGAACGGTGGTTGGCCAAGTATGTGAAGGGCTGGCAGGAAGAAGTAAGCCAGGATGATCAATGTTCCGAAAAGGCTATGCTGGCGGCCTGTAACAAGTTGTTTAACCCCGGGGTGTACCAAAGCATGCTGCATGATGTTTATGCGGCCAGACAAGCGATTCAACAGCGCACAGCATGGAGAATTGACGGGACCCTTCGGGAGTTTCCGAAATTCAAGCCGGTTAATTTATGGTTCAATTACCCGACGCACCAGGTGGATGATGCAGGGCTGCTAAAAGACCAGGAGGCTGAGGGGGATAAAGCACCCTGGCAGAGGGCCATGGAAAAGCGGAAACCGAAAGAAAAAAAGGCAAAAAACCGCAAAAATTCTATTGAAACGGCATATGAAGCTTGTAGTTTTGATGGTGAAGTCACAATTATCGCACTAGAAGAATATCTCGGGGTTACTAAAAATACTGTCAAAAACAGGTTAAAAGAACATGGTGGATTTAATTTTGACAACGGAATCGTTACCAAAAAAGAGGGTGTCAAAAAACAGGAATTAAATTTTGACACCTAAAATTGACAGGGTGTCAAAAATACCTATCAATGTCAAAAACATAAATTTGACACCTGTCAAAAAGGGTATCAAAAAACATGATTCATGTTATTTGATAGGGTGTCAAAAAACGTAATTGACAGGTAGGTGTCAAAAAAGGGTATCAAAAAACATAAATCACGTTATTTGATAGGGTGTCAAAATGGGTGTCAAAAAACGCTTATTATAAATAAATATTTTTTTTGACACCCTCGCGGGTGGTCAGTGCGATGTCAGTTGTCCGTTTACGTCACGGACAACGACACCTGACACGCTTGCACTGACAAAAGGAAAAATAAAATATAAAAATAGAAAGGAAATAAATGGATGTCAAAAAGCAAAAGCATAAAAATAGATGTTGCAAGTAATTTGCCGCCTTTATATCATAAACTTCCTGGTGAAGAATATAACCCGAAAAAAAGTGAAGTAATCCAGTGGTTAATTCAACGTCCATCAATTTTGGAATTCCTTTGGGATCATGTCAAACAAAGTGGTCTTGTTGTTTATAATCAAGCAACCGGAAAATGGCAGGGCATTGACCATGAAAACTAAATTCTTCATGCCAATGCTACCACCAACTATGACGCACCAGGAGCACCAGGTTACATGCAAAGGTGGTAAGCCTGTATTTTACGAGCCAGCAGAACTCAAAGCAGTACGATCCAAATTGACCGCTCACCTGGCAGGGCATGTGCCAGAGCAGAAATACACTAAGGCAATCCGGGTAATAGTGAAGTGGTGTTTACCCATTACGGGCAAACACCAGGACGGTGAATACAAGGCTACTAAACCGGATACTCATAACCTGAACAAAATGCTGTTTGATGTGATGACGGACCTGGGTTACTGGAAGGATGATGCGCTGGTGGTTAGCGAGATCATCGAGAAGTTTTGGGCAGCGGTACCCGGGATCTATATCGCTATCGAGGAGGTGTAGACTTGAAATCTAACACTGGAATGCACTGCATAAAGTTTAATGGTTCGAACAGTTATGTAACACCAGAAGAAGAGGATCCAGCTGAGAAAATCAACCGCCAGGGTGAAGTAAAGGTTTATAGACTTAACCCAGATGGCAGCAAAGGTGAATTAATTAGGATAGATCCGGCCTGGCCAGAGGGCCACGACATGAAAGCGTTTAAAAATTTTAAAGTTACAGAAAGGGGAAATAATGACATGGCAATGCCTATACCAAGTAAAGATGAATTGATCAGGTTGCTAAAGGAAGCCAACGGCAGTATAAATAAAGCTTCAAAGCTATGTGAACCAAAAGTAACTGATGTAACCTTTGGATTGTGGTTAAGACAAGAAGGTGTCATACCCCAAGAGGGAATCAAAAAAAGCTCACCGGGCAAACAAGCAATTGAAAAGGCCTTATATGATTATAGCGGAAATATCCAGATGGCAGCTGCCCGATATGGAGTGTCAGAAGTTTTGTTTTTATGTTGGATGAATAATGCAGGAATAAAGCAGGCCCCAACCCAGGAACAAGTTAAGCCGGAACCGACCGCCATCGAAACCGGAGTGGAGCCAGAGCCTGCTGAAAAAATTGTACCTGAGGATGCTAAGCAAATGCAAACAAAAGATGCAAGTGATGAATATATGCGGAGTGCGTATCCAGATGTTTTTGGGGATCCCGAGGAGGAAATCAGGGCCAAGGAAGAAGGTTTCACTGTCCAGGATGATGAGCCAATACCGTATGTAATTACTGCTAAGTATTATTTACGCGGGAAGGAAATTGGTGAGCTGGTGCAGCGTAAAAATACTGAATACGGCGACAGCTACAACCGGTCTGGTGAAATCTTGGCTATCCTGTACCCCGAGGGCATTCGACCGGAAGAGTATAAGGATGTCCTGGGCATCATCAGGGTAATAGATAAATTATTTCGGATAGCACACGGCAAGCAGGGCAACGAAGACCCTTGGGCGGATATAGCAGGCTATGGGCTACTGGGAATGGAGGAGTCGGCATGAGAGAGGAATTAAAATCTTGTCCGTTTTGCGGCGGAGAAGCTTTTGAGCGTGACACAATAGTAGATGGCATTAATGTGCATCATGTCACATGTAAATATTGCGCCGCCGACGTACGGGCACCAGAACCGAACCCGGCATATGCCGTTACTCTTTGGAATAGCAGGTTTTTAGAGCTAGAAAATATACTTGAAGAATTGGAAATAGCAGAGGCAAAGGCGTGGGATAGTCTTTCCAGATATAAATTTCAGATGTTTGGTTACTGGGCTGCCATATGGATTCACTTAAATAGAATTAGCGGAAAGAATAGACCTAATCCATGGCGTGAACTGGTGATGAGAGCGAGGGAGGAAAAAGTATGAAAAAGCTATTTATTTTTTTGACCCTTGCCTGCGTCCTGGCCGCAGTGGATTTATACCTGATCAATATCAGCTGTTATATAGCAGCTGGCCTGGCAGTAGGGTATTTAGGACGTGATCCCATGGGATAATGAAATCGCCGTCACCAAGGAAAATAGCCTACTGCTGGCTATACTTCCGGGAGTTGACCAGGAGGGATATAGAGCGGCATAAGTGTCGAGATCCGGAGAAGCAAAGCGAGAACAACACGAAAGTCTGTAAATGGCTGCAGACATACGGGGAGAAGGAGGCGAAATTACTATGAACGGTAAAAGGAGAGCAGGCCAGTTAACGGTTTTACAATACTAGCCTAAAAAATGTGTACGGTGTGGAAAGGGGTTTACGCCTATAGCCTCAAGGCAGTTGTATTGTCTTAGATGCCGGGCGAAGAGAAAGAACGACGGGGGGCGATAGAGCATTGACTGAAGTAACAATATCTAACCGGGATAAAATTAAATACTTAAAACGGTATATAATCTTAAATCGGGAAATAGACAGAAAATTAGATGAGGTCACATATTGGCGAGCAAGGTTAGAAAAGTTGACTGCAACGTATTCTACTCAACCGCAAGGCGGGGGTAGTATCTATAGCCGAGAGCAGGAGGTCATTGCAAAGATCGTGGATTTAGAAAAAGAGATTGATGCTGATATTGACCGCTTGCTTGTTGCGAGAGACGGCATTAAGGCAGTTATTGAAGTGGTGGAAGACGATCGAGAAAGACTGCTATTACAGTATCGGTATATTGACGGTTTGCCTTGGGAAAGGGTAGCAGTCAGTTTAAATTATTCCTGGCAGCATACACATAAACTGCATAGTCAGGCTTTATCAAAATTAAAGATGCGATAGAATGCGAGTATTGACATGTGATATTATATAAGCTGAGAAGAGAGTGAGAGCCAGGCGGTTAACCCGGCTCTTTACATAACTCATCCAGGGTAACGTTTAAAGCAGCGGCCAGTTTGATA